TAATATCTCCTTGATTTATAATTTTTGGGTGAGATCTAATTTAAACACGTCTGTCATTATTTTCAAGTAATCTTTTTATAATTGTTTCCTTGACAGTAAATTTATGTTATGAAAGAGATAGAAAAAAGAATGGAAGCACAAACAATAGTTTTTGGACGCATGGTAAAAAAATATGAGTTACCTATGCATGAAATTAATCATCTTAATGAAACATACGAAAAAGCTAAAAAAGAATTAAAATCTTTTAATGACAGATTAGCTGGAAGGCTAGACTCCGAATTAGAAGTTACAGAATTATTTCAAACCACTTTGGCATATCCGACCATTATTAAGTGTATGATGGATTACATTAACACTTTAGAAAGAGTTGGCTTATTTATTGGAAATAAAGATTTAGAAATTTTAAGTTGTTGGATTAACGATATGGTAGAAGGTGAATATAATCCTCCGCATACACATCACAACAACACAGGTTATTCTACTGTATTATTTTTAAAAATTCCTGAGTATCTTGATGATACACCAGAAACAGCTAGACATAAATTTAAAGATGGTAAATTAGGTTTTGTTAGTCATGATGGAATTCATACAATATGGACAGAACCTAAAGTTGGAGATTTTTTTATTTTTGAAGCTCAACATCAACATTGTGTTATGCCTTTTAAAACTAAAATAAAAAAAGAAATTAGAAGGTCAATGTCTTTTAATTTCTTACAAAAATCACAAGTTTAAAGTGTTAAATAAGAAAGTTACTTTTTGTGCTACAAATAAAGAAATGCTTGATGTATGGCCACATCCAAAACCTGCATCAAGATTTATTCCTAATGAATATAAAAAATTAGAAAGGTTTAAAGATGGTAATTACGGTGCTCCTACGATTAAGACATGTATTCCTTTTTTAGATTCTTTAACAATGGGTTACATAATACCTTTTGATCAAGATTATTTAATAGATCCTGTTGAAGATGATTTCGGTGTTATTCCTGCAAATAGAGAACCTGGTGATTTTGGCTTTCATAATAAAAGTCAACTTCCAAAAGAATGGGAAAAACAAACTGGAGCTAATGCAGGAAAATTTCATAATAAATGGTTAATTAAAACACCTCCAGGTTATAGCTGTTTATTTGTTAAACCTATGAATAGAATTGAACCAAGATTTGAAATTATAGCTGGTGTAGTAGATACAGATACTTACATTAATCTAATTAATTTTCCCTTTATTTTACATAAAAAAGATGAACAGTTTATTATAAAAAAAGGAGAACCCATGGTTCAAGTAATTCCTTTTAAAAGAGAATCTTATAAAATGTGGTCTGGTTTTTATTTAGAAAAACTTCACACTAAGACTTTAAATTTTCTTGGAAGTAAATTTATAGATAGATATAAACAAATGTTTTGGAAAAAAAAGATATATAAATGATAGAGATTTCAAATTATATTAAATTATACGAAAATATTTTAGACAAAGAAATTTGTGCTAATATAATTAAAGATTCAAATTTTTCTGAATTTGAAAGAGCTGAGGTTGGCGGTGTTGATGGCCCCGAAGCTATGCCTGAAGCAAGAAAAGTTTATAACAAAACATTAAACGGTAAGTACGACAAAGATGTTTTTAATTCAGTTGGAAATATACTTAAAAAATACAAAGAAGATATTGGTCATTTTTTTACTGGTGCTGAATGTGTCGACACAGGTTACACTCATTTATTATATAAAGGTTCTGAGGGTGGAAAATACATAACTCATATTGATTCTTTTGAAAGAGAACCACGATTAATAAGCATATCAATACTTTTAAATGATGATTTTGAGGGAGGTAATTTTTGTTTTTTTGATGAAATGATAGTTAAGAAAAAAGTTGGAAGTGCTGTTGTTTTTCCAAGTAATTTTTGTTTTCCTCATGGAGTGCTTCCCGTTTCCAACGGAGATAGGCATGCAGTGATTACATGGATGCGTTAAAAGAAAAAAAATATAAATATGTAAAGAACATGTTGTCTTTAGACATAGTTGATTTTTTAACAACTTGGAGTTTACAACATTTTGGTTCTGGAGATAAAGATGTTCCTCTTTCATCTGCTCATCATTCACGAGACTCTGATATCTTTAAACACGTGACTCATTATCTTTTACCTATTATGGAGAAAGAAACTAATTTAAAATTAAAACCAATATACTCTTATAATAGAATTTATATGGGTGGTTCTGACTTACTAAAGCATAAAGATAGACCTCAATGTGAAATTAGTGCATCAATAACTTTAAAATATTTTTATGAAGATAAAAATTATAAATGGCCTTTGTGCATGGGAGACATTCCTATAGCCATAAATTCAGGAGATGGTGTTATATATAAAGGTTGTGAGATACCTCATTGGAGGCCTGTTTTTAATCAACCAAAAAGATATTGGCATCATCAACTATTTATTCACTATGTAGATTTAAACGGACCTTATAAAAACCTTAAAGAAGAAAATTAAGAATAATTACTGTCGTAATCTCTCCAGCTTTTATCCGCAGGAGTTCCGTCAGCTTCCCAAGCTATTTCAGCTTCGTTTATTTGCAATTGTCTAGTTTCAGCCCACACCAATAAATCAGCTATTGTTGTTGATCCAACTGCATCACTTGTAGCATTCAAATCAGTATTACCCGCCATATTTCCAGTCGCAGGATCTTTTGTTTGTATTTCATTTTGTCCTGGTAGATTATTATACAATACACAATGAATAGTGTTTGGACACCATGCGTCTACCCAGTTTTTACCTTTGTCTGCCCATGCAATTAGAAAAGAATCATCTACTAAAATTGAGTCGCCATTTAAAATTACAATTTGTGTTGCCATCAATATCTCCTAATGTTTTATAATATAGTTAACCACCACAAAAGGTGAAAATGAATTTGTCCCTGCGGCCGTAACGGATCCAGTTAAACTTGTTGTAATATTACCAGTTAATGTTCCTGATAAAGTATGAGTGTGATTGTGACCAGTTCCTGAACCTTGTGTTTCATGTAATGCATTTTGAGTACTAGGTGCACTATAAACAGTGGAACCCGTTCTTTCAGGAGAAGGAACGAAGTTAGGGTGAGAAAATTTACCTGTAAACTGGTTAGGAGAACTACCTCCAGAAGCAGTTGGGTGTGTATGAGAAGCTAACTGAGCTGTAGTCAATGATGTATTAGCAATACTTCCTGTTACAGTTACAGATTGGTTTGAAGCATTAGTTGCAGCTTGGTTATTAGTTACCGCTACTGTTACTGTATTTGCTCCACCTGTACCAGCTAAGTTATATGTATTACCATCAAAACCTTGTGGCATTTTACCTTGTAATTGAGGAACGTT